ATCTGATACGCAATCGCCTCCCGGTTGCCAGTAATCGTGGCACTGCGCTCCATCCGTCTTTGGACAGAACGCACGCCACCCCAGTTCTTCAGACTAGGGATCTGCTCAGAGATCTGTGATTTAACTCTTGGCATCTCTTGCTTTCAGCATCGCGTCGGCCAAGCGGAAGGCATCAATGGCCACCTCGCGGTTGCCAACAGCGGGCGCCATCTCGCGGGCCTCGGAACACCAGCCATTGGCCAGCAGCCCCTGCAAGGCAGCAGCAGCAAAGTAGTCCCGCAGAGTCATGCCGGGAGTGTTTCCAGTGCCGCTTGGGAAAGCGTTGGGGTTACGGTTCATAGCACGCAGTGCCGCCTCACGCTCTGCTTGCTCAATCGTTATAAACGCCATGCTGCACCTCAAAAAGGGATATCCGAGTCATCAGCAGGCTGAGGCTGGTAGCCGTTGCCCTTGGCCTCATTGTGCGCGTCTACAGGCCGACCCTGCACCGCCTTGCCAATCTTCACCGCCACCCAAGGCTCACCAGCCTGCGTCTTCTTAGGCGTAATGTCCAAGTAATGCACGCTCCCATCAGGCAACATTACCTTACCCCGATAAGCAGGATGCCAATCCTCAGTCTTATCCTTGTTCTTAAAAGCACTGCCCTGTCCAGGTTTCATCTCATAAGCCATAACTCACTCCTTTGAAAAGTTAACAAATACCCTTGCCATGAAATAGGGGGGAAAAATTCAGGGATACACCCCCAGCGCTAGGTGAGGGGTGGGGGGAGGGATATACCCCTTTGCGGTTACATACCCCATCGCAGCCATCCATACCCTACCCCCCTTGCTTTGCGCTGTCATACCACCCCCACCCCCTGTCTACCCGTCACAAACCCAAACGTTCGTTGGGGTCTGTTACGCCATCTGATCCTGAGCCCTACAAGGCGCTGGAAGGGTGACTGGCTACCCATGTCTAGGCCCCCTCCCGTTCGCGTCTCCTGGGGCCTTCTAGAGGCCTTCCTGATGCCTCGGCATCTTGGTGAACATCCGATGCAGCTCAAGCACGCCAGTCCGCAGGTGCTCGGGCCTGGGCGTCATGCCCTCGGCTGCGTACGCATCCATCAGGTTTTTAAAACAATCCTCAATCTCAACCAAAGTTAAACCTTCATCTTTTAATCTTTTAACATCCTCTAAGGTTAACCTAATACCTGTGTTCTCTGCGTTCGCTACAACCCCCAGGTTGTTCTTAGGTTGTGTATGAGAGCCCTCCTCATTGACAACCTCCTGGTTGTGATTGGGTGCGCTCCTGGTGCGTCTCTGAGCGCCCTTCTGGTTGGCCTCCTTGATGGCCTTCACTGTCCTACTGTCGCTGTCCTTTGGCATGGCTTTGACCTCCTTGCGTGGTTTGTTAAATGCCTGTGCGATTGCCTGTGCGATTACCCTTTGTCCCTCTCTGTCTACCTCTTCTTGCATAGCCTGCTCCTTCTTCATAATGGGTGGCCTTGTGTCCTCAATGGCGCTGGTGACGGCTATTGCTGTGTCCGTGTCTACAGTGCTGTCAAACACCACCCTAATCGTATCCGTGCGCTCACCTCTGAAGCCTTTTCTCACGGTTATCAAATAGCCGTTCTCTCTGAGCTGCTTGAACTGCTTGGCCACTGCTTGCTGGCTTATCCCTAAGTCCTTGGCTAACCGCTTCTGGCTTACCCATGTAATCCCTGCTCTGTTGGCAAACGCACAGATGGCCGCCAGCACCTGCAGCGCACCATGCGTCAGCTTCTGGTCAAACACTGCCTTGATGGGCAGCACAGAGACCTTGCGTAAGTCTGGCGGGGCCTCCTTCTGCAGTGTCCTGGGCTTGCGCTTGGGCAGCTTGATGACCGTCTCAGGCAAGGCGCTCATACCAATTCAAGCTGAAGACTACCAGCCCACTTGCGAGCTGGCTGCAAAGCGTCGATCCGGCCAGCCATCAGATCTGGCTGCTCTCGGTTGCGCTTGTAGTTCCTGGCCACGTTGGTGCTGTCGGCTGATGCCAGCGGCCACGGGCCATCGGCTTGCCCTAGCATCCTCAGGCCATGAATCCATGGCAGGTGCCTGCGGTGCTTTGCCAAGGCATCAAAAGCCTCATCCATGCGCCTTGTCCATGAGGGTGAGCCGATCTCCCAATACTGGCCGCTGCTGCCCAGGCAGATGCGAGGCCAATGGTCTGCCAGCTCCAGCAGCCAATCCAGCGACAGCCCCAGGTGCCAGACCGGGGCGCTCAGTTCAGCAGGGAAGGGCCAGCCTGCAATACCTGCCCGCTGCTGGCCTTCATCCCCGTCGATCACATCCGGAATCACGGCCCAGTGCGGGTGGCCCAGGTACTCCTCGCACCACGCGATGTAGCCTGGAACATCCATCTGCTTACCCTGGGTGAACGCAGTGAATGCCCCGTTGTCCAGCATCAGGGACTGACCGATCCGCAGGCAATCCTGCAGGTCGTCAGGCCGAGCAAAGCTGACGCAGAAGTGCCTGCCGGACATCTCCAGCAGCGCCTTGCGCGGCGTAATCGGGGTTCCGTGGTAGTGGATCACCGTCATCCGCGCAGGGTTTCGATGTCCACGCCGTGGTGGCTGGCTTTGATGACCTGCTGGCCTCCGAAACGCTCATGGAGTTGGTCAGCAATGTCCTCATGGAAGCCGCGCCGGATCATGGCGCAGGCCGTGACGATGTGCTCGACCATCACCGTCTTGTCGCTGGTGATCTGCAGCGTGTAGACGATGGCTTGGCCATTGTTCGGGCACTCAGCAATGAACTGGTGCCTGTAGATGTTGGTCTTCATGCGATTCTTTCTGTCCTTCTGATCTCTCTCATGTAGTGCCGGATGCGCTGCTCTGCGCCCTCACCATAGCGTTTGTCCATCCTGGCCAGCATCTTGTCGATGGCTTCCTTGTTCTGGTCTGCCTCCCAAGTGAACAGCAGCTCCCTGGCGGCAGCCATCTCCAGCACCCTGCGGTCTGGCAGCGGCCCCTTGTGCTTGGGATACCAAGGCTTGAAGGGGCGCTTCATTCACACAAACCGTAGACGCTGCTGCACAGCGGGCCATCGTTGTCCACCCGCAGGAAGTCGTACTGAACACCGCCTCTGCTGGTCTTTGCCCATTCGACCCTGGCCCAGATGTTGTGTTTGTCCATGTCAATGTCGGCTGCCGTTTCAGCACCCAGCTCCGAGGCCGGGAAAAACGTAGCCGAATTCGTTTTTGATACACGCTGAATTAGTCGCTCCCAATTGGCCACCCGTTCAATTTCTTCAGGGAAACGCTTGCTGATCTCCAGCAGCTCATCCTTGCGGGCGTGGATGCATGGCATACAGCCAACTCGGCCCATGCCCTGCTCATAAAGCGGGTTGTGCTTGATGCCGTGCTTCTTGTGCATATCAAAGCAATCTTGAGCCGTCCACTTCAGAATCGGTCTGTAGTTGTACAAGACTGCGCCATTCTCCAAGGTTATTTTTGTCTCCATCTCAGGCAGATGCCGCCTCGCTAAAGATTCATCAGCACGCACACCCTGCCAAGAAACAACATCATCACCTTGCTTTAAAAGTGGAGTGTGAACTTGATCTGTCAGAGGTTCTTTTTTTAGTTCATTGGAGCAAAATCGAACCCGAGTAGACGGGAATCGACCATGAACAAGACACATATCAAAGAACGGAATGCCGGTGGGTTTTAGGAGTTCTAACGCCTGTGTCGCGACTTCTGGAGTCCACTCATATGCGCCACGATTTGAGTGGGTGCCATCAATGACGTTTTGCATCATCTGACGGCGTTTTTGTATTTTCTCGGTGTAGTCGGCCTTGATCGTCCTGATGGGGAAAACCTTGTCGTTCAAATATTGGACATATTCGTAGGTCTGCGGGTGTTCGTGCCCGGTGTCTGCGAAGACGGCCTGCAGATTCTCGGTCTGGCGCTCAATCGCCAAGAGGAGCAAGGCGGTGGAATCCTTGCCGCCGCTCACACTCACGATGTTGTGTTCTTTCATGCTATTGCCCTCGCTCGTTTTGCTCTAATCTCTCTGGCCACAAAGTCCAGCGCCTTCTCCAGCTCGCCCACGGTGCAGGCATCTAGCTGCGCGTCATGGATCTCCATGCCCAGGTTCAGTGCCGTCAGCTCCAGCCCCGTGAACAGGAAGCGGTTGCGCTCCAGGCCCCGCCTGCTCATGGCCAGCAGTGCGTCCTGGGCGGCTGTGATCTCAGCTCGGTAGCCGTTACCCAGCTCTGCAGTGATGGCCAGGGCCTCGGCCACGTTCATGGCCGCGATCAGGATGTCAATGTCATCCCGGTTGCCCGTGCCTGCGACCATGCTGGTCAGGGCTTGGTGGTTCTTGATCTTCAGCGTGGTGGCCTTGCCATGCTCTCGCATAGGCGTAAAGCCCTGCATGACATGGCGCATGGTGTCCATGATCACGCCCTTGGGCCGGTAGCTACTTCTTTTCCGCATCATCCCCCCAGATCATGGCCACCAGGGCAATGGCCACGAAGATCAAGGCAACCGACAGCGCCAAGCCAATGATGATGCCAAGCACGAAAGTCATTTACAGATCCCCATCAGGCCGACAATCAGATGCCGGGCAAAGATCACAGACAGGCACACAGCAGCCACTGCCAGCACAAAGGCAGCCAGCTTCTCCCAGAAGGTCGGCTCGTCATCCTGGTTCATTCCAGCATCTCCTTGACTGTCACAACCAGCCTGGGCTCTAGGCTGTACTGCTTCTGCACCAGCAGCCTGACCACCTGGGTGTCGTCAATGTAGGCGACCCCGTTCATGGCATCCAGCACGCCCTTGGCCACATTGTCCAGGTCGGGCTTGCCAGGGATCTCCTGGCCGTCCAGAGCACGCTTGCGCTTGGCCATAGACCAGCTCTTGGGCACGCCCTTGTAGATGTCTATCCGCACGCTGACTGGGGTGGCCACCATGCCATCAGGCCAGTACCGCATGGCAGTGTTGGCTTGCTCCCGGATCAGGGTTTCGTAGTCCCTGGTGGCCGTGTCTGTGTAGGCAAAGCCCCTGCGGGTGAATCGGGGACGGCCCTTGCCGCGAGGCTCTCCAGGCACAGTGAACTGCAGCTCCATCACAGCAGACCTGCCTGCCGCAGCGCGGCCAGGAACTGTTCATAACGCTCTGCCTTCTCCGGGGCTGGCTGCTGGTCAGTGACCGACAGAGCAAGCTGGATCACCTCCACAGGCAGATGCTGCCCCTCTCGGCACAGATCCAGCACCTTGATGGCTTCTTGCATGGTCACTGCTTCACCCCCATCAGGAACCGCTGCAGACGGGGTTCCAGGCCGCCATAGCGGGGTTGGAGCTGGTCTCGCACGCACTGGTCAATGATGGCGCTGATGCTGCGGCGCTGGTCTGCGGTGGCCTTGGTCAGCAGCTCCCTGCTGTCAGGGTGCAGCCTCACCAAGAACGGGATTCTTTTCTGTTGCATGGGCCTGCTCGGTATCGTGGCGATAGCGCTGGAGTCTACACGCATCCAGGGGTAGGCTGGGCATTAGGGTTTGTCCTAGTGTTTTTCTTGGTCTTGCCTGTTGCAACCGATATCGCTTGTGCTACAGTACACCCATCGCAACCGAGCAGATAAAGCTCACAAGGAGATGCAGATGACCAAGACCGAAGCCCTCAACAAAGCTGAAGCAGCTCGCCATGCAGCCAAGCTGGCATTGGCACGCCATGCCCTGTACGCCACCACCTTTGGCGGCAATGACAAACTGACCCAGGCCGCGATGCTTGAGCATGACGTTGCCATCGAAGCTCACAACAAGTGGATGGATGTTGCGTACATGCACCCCAAAACACGCGCCAGCTTGATTCGCAAGCAGTCCCTGCCTGCCTTCATGTTCGGCTACAAGCTGGAGGCCTGACATGACCGGCACTCACCAACCCAAGAGCTTGGTGGCTGCTGCCGCCCCCGAGCTACTGCACAGCGCCGTGGGCATCGTCAAAACCATCGTCGGACAGGCCCCGGTGATCACAGACAGCGGGATGCTGCAGGTCTGGATCAGCATTGAAGAGCTGAATCTGTTGCGTGCCGCCATCGCCAAAGCAACGGAGGCCTGACATGACCCGCTTTGTCGCCTACTACCGCGTGTCTACTGACCGCCAGGGCCAGAGCGGCCTTGGCCTGGAAGCCCAGCGCACCGCCGTTACCCAGCACATCGGCGCTGCCGAGCTGGTGGCCGAGTTCACCGAGGTGGAATCTGGCCGCAAGAATGACCGTGAGCAGCTTGCCCTGGCTCTGGCCGCAGCCAAGAAGGCCAAGGCCGTCCTGGTCATTGCCAAGCTAGACCGCCTTGCCCGCAATGTCCACTTCATAAGCGGCCTGCTGGAGTCTGGCGTGCCGTTCGTCTGTGCCGATATGCCCGAGGCAGACCGCACCTTCCTGCAGATGTCTGCCGTGTTTGCAGAGTGGGAGGCCCGCAAGATCTCCGAGCGCACCAAGGCCGCTTTGCAGGCCGCTAAGGCCCGTGGCGTGCGCCTGGGTAGCCCTGCCCCCACCAAGGGCAGCGAGGCTGGCATAGAGCGCATCCAGGCCCGTGCTGATGCCTTTGCCTCCCGTGTCCAGCCCATCATCGCCAGCATCCAGGCAGCAGGCGCTGCCACCCTGCGTGACATTGCCAGCGCCCTGTCTGCCCGTGGCATCCAGACCGCCCGTGGTAACACGGACTGGAAGCCCGCCCAAGTTGCCCGTCTGATTGCCCGTTAACCAAAGGAGAAACCATGCAAACCACGAAACGCTACCCCCGCACCATGGAAGAGGCCTTTGGCCCCGGCCACCGAGGCGGCATCTACGAACCTGCCCCCGAGTTCAGCCTTGCAGACAAGGTCATCCTTGGTCTGGGCGGCATCATCATGTTTGGCCTGCTGCTGGCCATCTTGCTGGGGGTCATCTAATGAGCCAGTCCCAGATGATCATGGAGATGCTCAAGCGCGGCCCGGTCACCGCCATGGATGCCCTGCAGGAGGCGAACTGCTTCCGGCTGGCAGCCCGCATTGCAGACCTGCGCCAGCAAGGCATTGAAATTGAGACCGAAACCGTCACCACCCCCACGGGCAAGCACATTGCCCAATACAAACTGAAGGAAAACCATGGCCGGGAAACTCACTGATGACCGCATGATGTCCGCGTCCCGCCTGCCGGGACTGCTGGGCTACAGCAAGTACAGCCGCCCCAATGATGAGCTGCAGTTCAGCATCAATGCCATTGACGGCAAGCCCCGCGAGGACATCGGCAATGAGGCCATGGCCTGGGGCAACACCCTGGAGCCTGTAGTGCTGACCGAGGCCTGCAAGCGCCTGGGCATTGAGCAGTTCGACACGAACATCACTAAGCCCTACACCAGCCAAGCATGGCCCCTGCAGTGCAGCTTGGACGGCATTGCCCAGGGAAGCGGCCAGACCGTTGTCAGCGACAGTGATCTGGGCATCTACGTTGTCGGCCAGGACAGCATCGTGCTGGATGGCCCCGGCGTGCTGGAGGCCAAGGTCACCAAGACCTACCCGGAAGACACGCCCGACCTAGCGCGAGGCCCCATCCAGCTCCAGGGTCAGCTCTTGGTCACCGGCTACAAGTGGGGTGCAGTCTGTGTGCTGTACCAAGGCATTGAGATGCGGGTGTTTCTGTTCGCTCGGCATGACTACACCCAGAACCAGATCATCAAGTCGGTCAATGACTTTGAAAGCAGGCTAGAGACCTACCGCCAGACGGGCGGCATTGAATGGTACGAACCTGAGACCAGCGAAGACATGGATAGGGTTTACCCTACGCCCGTCGAGAGCAAGGAAGTCGAGCTGCCCGAGGCTGCGGCTACCTGGGCGCAGCGCATCCTAGATGCCAAGGCCGCCATGCGTGAAGCCAAGGACGATATCGAAGAGGCTGAGCTGGAGCTGAAAAAATTACTCAAGCAGGCGCAGTCTGGCAGGGCTGGCAACCTGCTGATCCAGTGGCCCATGCGCCACTACTCTGCCCAGGCCGAGCGC